GAGGCCGTGGTCTCTGCCGTGTGATGCAGTTGACATCGCGACAGCAGCAAATGTCTGCGACTTTCATCGGCACTACTGGCAACTGGGGCATCCCGAACGATCAAGCGGGGATCCTCATCACCGACCTCTCCTTCGACTACTCCAACCAGGAAAAACCTGTGCTCAACAAGAGCGGAGAAATCATCGGCCTTTCGCTCTACCAGGAGAAAGTCGAAATCAAACTCTCGGGACTGGTGGCCAAGACCTCGTCGTTCAATGGCAAGATCGGAGCTGCACTTGCTCTCGCCAATGCCATTCCCGCGCACCTGCAACAGACGGGTGGCATGACGGTTCTGATGCAAGTCAGCCGCAGTCTCAACAACGAGGACTTCGAAAAAATCGACCTCACCGCAACCCACTACCCATTCCTCGCCGCTGTTGGTGGTGCTTGATCCTAACCTCCACGAGATCCCTCTATGAACGCCGTATCGCATCTTTCCTCCACAGCTACCAGCAATACCTGTCTTGCCGCTGCATTGACGGCAGTGGGCATCCCGCTTGCCGAGAAGCCATTCGTTCGTGTCGTTGGCGATGGTATCCGTGGTGAGCGCACAGTCTGGTTCTTCGAGCCTCAAAGCCACTGCGGCAAATTTGATACCAAGGCACTCATCGAGGGATGGCACAATGACGCTTGGCATCTCGCCAACCCAGAGCATCCATTCGCCTACATCAAGTGCGCACTTCTCAATCGCGCGCGCCTGGTGGACAAGGTGAAACAGGACGTGCCACTCGCCTGCGTGAAACGCCGGGGCAAGATTGCCTTCATCCCACTCGATGCCTCACCCTCTGTGGAAGATTTTTACCTACGCCACCTCTAAAACCATGAACGATCCCGACCGCCAAAAACTACTCTCATCCGCCTTCCATGACGTTGAAACCATCGTCGGCGGCAATGCCATGCGCCCGCTATCGCTGGCCAGTTACGATGTGCTTCTCAGAACCGGCAACCCACTGGTAAAAGGCGAAACGCCCACAGACGGCACGCCGGAATTCACCTCGGCAATCATGGGCTTTGTGTTCACCCACTGCGCCCCGTGGCCAGAAGTAGTGCGTGCATCGTTTCACGACCAAGGATTCCGAGAAGCCGTGCTGATTTTCTGCGGAGGACTCACTCCAGCGGATTTCCAAATCGCCTTCAAACGACTGGAAGAGCAAAGCCGTGAACTGGAGGCGGCGCAGGTAGAAACCGTGGGAGACCTCGGCGGAAAAAAGCTCCTCCCTGCGACGAACCCGGCTTCCTAGCCGCACAGGTATTCGCCGTCGCAGCAGAGACTGGGTGGAGCGAGGAACGGATCATGTTCATGCCACTGGCTCGACTAACGCAGTATCAGCACTGCCTGCTGCGGAGGAATGGAGTGAGGACGGAGTGGAGCAACAAAGGTGGAATGGGAACCGCGACCGATCAATGGAACGCGATTAAGCAGGCATGGTCGTTACACGGCCAATTGCAACCCTGTGAAAACTGATAAAACTTTACAGTCACTCGTAAATTTTTCATTATACGCCCGTGAATTTATCCTCCACTCTCATCAATCGCCTCACTGCGCTCAAGTCATTGTTAGATCTCGGTGACGTAGAGCTCGTTTTAGTGGCTTCCTCACGCCTCGACGAGCATCAGCAGGAGCCAGCCATCTGTGAAATCCAAGCAGCGCTGGGAGATCATCGCTATGCAGATGCCGCGCGAATGATTGAGAAGATGCTATCAGACGGGACACGATTGGCTCAATGGATCGATCCAGAAATCGCCCTGCTCGAAGCGGAGTATGAATTGCTTTCCACGGAGCTCACCGATCTGGAAGTAGAGCAGGCAGAGTTGGGGCATCATCTGTCGCGCTATCAGGCAGCATTTCATGAGTCTCTTGGTGAGCGACTGGCAAGACTATTGAAGTTGCGAATGCGCAAACTGCTGCGAGAAAGCAAAAGCAAACCAGAGAAGAAATTCTCCTACGAACAAGCCAAAAAGGACTTCGAGGATTTCGAGCAGGAACAAGAGACACGTCGGGAAAAGGACGCGCGCACGGCGTGGAATTTATCCGAGGAAGAACGAAAAGAGCTGAAACGTCTTTACCGCCAAGGCTCGAAACTCTGTCACCCGGATTTGGTGGCGGCTGAGCATAAGGAACCGGCAGCGCGCATGTTCATGGAATTGCGCAAGGCCTATGATGAGGGCGACCTCTCGCGCATCCGTCACTTGGTCGAACGCTGCGAGGCCGGGCTCTTTGATTCGATCCAAAGCGACGGCGATCAATCAGAGCGTAAGAAGCAGCGTCTGCGTGCGCAAATCGCTGGTATCCGAGAAGCGCTGGATCGTGTGCGACAGGACATCCAGACAATCCAAGAATCCAATACCTATCAAGTGATGATGCAACATTCTGATTGGGGGACATTATTTTCTCAGCAGGCACAGCTCTTGGATCAGGAAATCGAGCATTTGAACCAAGAACTTGAAAAGGAGAACGAAGATGGCATCTGAGGAAAACGAAAACAAGCTCATCATCAGCAACACCGGTGGACTGATACGCCGCATGGATCACCAACTAGAGTTGATGAATCGTGTGCTAGGGGAAATCGCCGAGCGTAAAACCGAGATCATCCAAACAACGCCGTCATTCATCGGTATGCGGGCTGGTGAGGAACGCGAATGGGAAATCGCCCCGGGAGTGAAGATGACATTTTGCTGGTGTCCTCCAGGAGAGTTTCTCATGGGGAGTCCAGAAACGGAGCAAGATCGATTTGCTGATGAAGATCAAGTTCACGTTTCTTTGACCAAAGGATTCTGGATGGCAAAAACGCAGGTCACACAAAAACAGTGGACTGCGATCATGAACAGCAATCCAAGTGAATTCATAGGCGACAATCTACCAGTTGAACAAGTGAGCTGGAATGATGCCCAAGATTTTTTAGCGAAGCTGAATGCGAAAATAGGTAATACTGATGGAGGAAAGATGATGTTGCCGACGGAAGCGCAGTGGGAGTATGCCTGTCGCGCCGGTGAATTAGGCCCATTCTCGGGAGGCACGATTGATCAAGTAGCGTGGTATTATGACAACAGCGGATTCGAAACGCCTCCAGTGGGCATGAAGAAGTCGAACGCATGGGGGCTTCATGATATGCATGGGAACGTGTGGGAGTGGTGCGCTGATTGGTATGATTACAATCTGCTAGGTGGCGTTGATCCTAGTGGGCCTGCTTCGGGCTCGTCCCGGGTGTTCCGGGGCGGCAGCTGGGGCAGCCTCGCGAGCGGCTGCCGCGCCGCGGGCCGCGGCCTCAATGCCCCGTCGGACGCGTACTACTACTACGGGTTCCGTGTGGCTCGCAGTTCAGTCCCCTAGCACAGCAGTAGCGGAGCGAACGGAACGGAGTAGCCAAGCGAGGGACGAGCGCAGGCAACGCAGTGAAGGGAGTGAAGCGGAGAGGCTTTCCCGCGAAGCTGGGTGATTTTTATGCACCAGTTGACTCCACCCCAAGCGCATGAGCGCACTCACCGTCACCCTTGGAGCCGACATCACTGCCTTGCGTCGATCGATGGCGGGTGCCACGGCCATGGTCTCTGCATCTGCCAAGAAAATGGCAAGTCTCACAGCCGCAGGGCTCAAGGTCGGTCTCGGTGCGGCACTCGCTGGTGGTGGCGTGGCATTGGCCGCTGGCATGAAGGCGGTCACTTCCGCTGCCGACTTCGAACAAACCAAAGTCGCCTTCACCACCCTCATCGGTGATGCTGCCAAAGCCGAGCAAACCCTCGCGCAACTGCGTGAACTTGGGGCAAAGACCCCATTCGAGTTTCCTGAACTCGCCGATGCCGGCCGTAAGCTCATCGCCTTTGGAGAAGGTTCCGACACGGTTGCCGCAACCCTCGCTCGCATTGGCGACGTATCAGCAGGCGTGCAGGCACCAGTCAACGAAATCGCCGAACTCTATGGCAAAGCGCGGGTCCAGGGACGTTTGTTTGCCGAGGACATCAACCAGCTCACGGGTCGAGGCATTCCGATCATCGGAGAACTCGCGAAGCAATTCGGGGTGTCGGACTCCGAGGTGAAAAAGCTCGTTGAGTCCGGCAAGGTCGGATTCCCCAACATCGAGCGGGCCTTCATCGATATGACTTCGCAAGGCGGCAAGTTCACTGGCATGATGGAGGCGCAGAGCAAAACCACCAACGGACTGTTCTCCACCCTCAAAGACACCATCAACGAGGTATTCCTCACTCTCGGCACGCCGATCAACGATGCCATTCGTCCCCTAGTGGAACAGGCCATCGCACTCGCTCAGAAACTCGCTCCCTTAGCTGCGCAGGCAGGAACCAAAATCCGCGATGCTGTGCAGTATGTGATTGCCATCTTCAAGAGCAGGCAATTCCTCAACCTCGTCGGCTCAGGACTACAACTCGGATTTGCCCAAGGCGTGAACTTCCTCTGGGCCACCCTGCGTGCCACCATCGCCGCTGCTGGCCAATACATCGTCGAGATCTTCAAGACGGCCATCACCTACTTCCAGGTGCTGACCACCGCCGACTTCTGGAAAGGCATGGGCAATGCCCTCATTGGCATCTTTCTCATCGCCGTTGGATTCCTCCAAAAAGGACTTGCCGAAGCCCTCGAAATCGCCAGACCTCTCGCGGAACTTTTTGGCAAAGGAGAATCGATCAACTCCGCCCAGGGAGCTCTCAGGGAATCTGCCGACGTCCTCGATGCCGAAGCCGCTGCCCGCTACAGCGATGCCGGTGACCAACTCGGACCACTTGCGGCCAAGGTGGCAGAGAGGCTCAAGGAAGCAGGAGAAAACATCGTTGGACGCTTCGGTGAAACCTTTCGCAACACCGCTGAGGTGATCGATACCAGCGCCATGCGTGAGCGCATGAATGAGGTGATGGGAACCATCCGCGATGCCCTGCCCAAGCCCGAGGAAATCAAACAAGTCGCTCGTGCCACCACTCCAGGAAAATCCAACGTCCCCAATCCTCTGGCCCAAGCAAGCACCACGACAATGGATCCCATCGTCACCTCACTCGGCAAGGTCGGTGGTGGTGGCTATTCGTCTGGCACTCTCGATGCTCAGCGTGAGAACAACCGACTGACCAGCGAAACGAATCGGATTCTTCGTGCGATGAGCGAGCGAATCAAGCCAGGTGGTGGCGCATCCGTGACTGCCTTCGGTTGACGCCGTGCTCCGGCGTATATGCCGACACACGTTTCCATTCAACCCGGACGCCTCTATCCGCAGCCAGGCTACAGCGTTCAGGTCGATAAAGAGGGCAAGTGGACAGCCACGCAAGTTTTCCTGTGCCATCGGAATTCTGCGGTGCAGCTGATGCCACGCCCCAACACCATTCACCCAGAAATTGGATTCATCTCAGTCGCTCAATCAACCGTGAACTTCACCGAGGGCGACCTTGCGGAAATCACCTGCCACTATGCGGGAGCTGAGCCCAAGGAGGATGAAAAAGAGAATGCCGTCTATACCATGGGCCTTTCGCTCTCCGAGGAACCATTGCTGAGTCACAAACGCTACAAGGATCTTCCTGCCAAGGAACTGGAGGCGCTCCAGTTGATCCAGTCTGGCAAGGACAAGGACGACCAAGGAAACAAGCTGCGAGACAAGGTCGAAAGCCAGCGAGGCAAGGAGGCTCTGAAAAAGTTCGAGCGCGGCCAGACCAGTTACTACAGCCCGCGTGTGATTTGGAAGGAAAGCTGGGTGAGAAACAAGGAGGTGAAGGCAACGGAACTCAACAACATCGGCAAGATCGACGAACCACTCGGCCCGGTGCCGTCCTTAGCTTCTGGGCGCAACTGGTTGCTCAATGGCGTGACTCAGACGCAGGAAGGCAAAGCATTTCGCATCGAAATGGAATGGCTCGCCAGTGATCGTGGCGGATGGGACGCAGAAATTTACAACGATTGA